ATATTTACAACTCATTTATTTCACCTCCAAAGGAAATCAAAGTTACTGCGATTTTTTATTCTTCAAATGAAGCAGTTGCACGAATGTTGAGCTTTCTGTTATAAAAATATCCCTCTACTTCTTTTCGGACAATATCATTAACTGCTTTGGTTAAAGCTTTATCGACTCTATCCATAATCATTTGTTCAAAATCAATGCCCTTGATTTTACTTTCAATCGCCTGAATTACTTTATCATCTATATCTTTTAACACCAGTTCTTTAAGTTCCTCTTTATTTAAACCAGCTTCACATAACATTTGTCTTGCTTCTTGTCTTAAAGCAATTTCTTCTATTCTCATTTTTTACCTCCCAAGGAAACCGATATTTACTCATTTTTTGATTCAAATTCTTCAAATGCTTTATAAAACTCACTACCTTTTATCTCTTCAAAGCCATTTTCACAAGGAGTTAATGAATTATAGCGATTAGTGCTCATACGCAAGTATTGTTTTCCATTGTATTTAAAACTTGTTCTTGAGTAGCCACCCATTTCGGTTTCTTCGAAGTAGTCTCCACACCTCAAAGGATAAATATTAATAACTATCTCCTTTTTAATACATTCATCTTGAAATTGCTTTAATATTTTGCAGCCTTTTTTAAACTTTCTCATACTTTGACCTTCAAACATTTTAGGCTTGTTTAATTGATTACCAAATTTTTCACTATTTTCCTGCACATCATCGATATACAATTCAATATTACTTTTTTGTGTTTCATTAAACGCAACATTAACATTACCACCTCCACGCATATAATAATGATTTCCACTTATTCCTATGCGATTGAAAAAATCTTTGATAAATTCTCTTCTGTTTTTTTCTATTACTTCATCACGATGTAACCCTTTTAAAAAATCTTCATTTGTTACAATATAAAATTTCTCCATTTTTTACCTCCATATTTCCAAAAGAACGAATCTTTCTTATTAAATTATTCTCTTATTGGCTCAACCCTATATCGTTCATTCCAATCTTCTCTCTTCTTTAATAATGGAATCCAAGGACAGTGTAGATTTTCAGATTCAGTTCCTATCAAATCATCTTGATCACAACCAAGATACTCTCTACGACCACAGTTAGGGCAAACTAATTCATATTCAGGAACTTTATATTTGAAACTACAATAGTTAGGAAATACCATCTGAATATTCCAATCATCCTTTGATTCAACTTCATATACACAGTTGCAGCATCTACATACAAACTGAATATTTTTACCAAAATAATTACCTGCTATAATTTTCATAATGTACCCTCTTACTTATTCTCTCAATTCATCCAATACTCTCATAAAAACGTGTCTTGTAAGATTCTTAATATCACCACTGTACAATCCACATTCAATGTCACAAGCCTTTAGAACTTCATCAAGTGTTTTATTCTTCTCTTGATTCAACAAGCTCTTACAATGCTCATACTGAATATTATTTGTCTCATGAGCATTTCTGAGATTACTTTCTAAGCAGCGAATAATATCAATCAGCTCATCTTTTGTCATAGATTTTAATGTACTATCTGAATATGTTTTTCTTCCATCACCTATTGACATGTTCCACCTGTCTTTACTATCTCAATTGCCTTTTTGAGAGGAATAAGATAATTATTACTGTTGCCACTTCCATACAGTTTTACAGAAGAGTCCGTTTTCAACTGCCCTACAACACCATCAACATCATAAGCTGTTGGTTTGTCTTTTATATCTCTATAATCTAACACATAATTGCTACACTCTTGGCAATGTGATATATCTCCTGAACAATCACCTTCATAGTTGCAATGAAAACTCAACTTGTCTACATCAATTAATCTCATTTTACTTCTCCTATTCGTAATCTTCTGGATGTTCTTTATAGTCATCTACTACACTTTTCATATAACTAAAATAATCTTTTACAGTATCACTACTATCAGAAAATCCACTTGTCACTTCGTATCCATTATCGAACACTGCAAAGGTTAAGAAACCTGAGCTATCCAGTCCTACTTCTAGGTCACAGCCTTTATATTTACCTTTCATGATGTTATTCTCCTAATCATCTTTGCCTATAATGAACCAATATAAGAAACTTAAAAGTGTAAAAGTGATTCCAAGTATCTTATTTTCTGCTTGATATGAATACATCGTTACACCACTACAGAACCATACCAAAAGAAATGCGATTGCTTGCCTATAATACTCTTTCATTCCACACCTCCAATCTTCTCGGCTACTTTTGCTTCACATATTCCACAGATACAGCCATTTTTCTCATCGTATTTTTTAAGTTCACTAATAAGATTGCTACAACACCAACTTGATTCATTAAGATGAAATTCAATCATGTCATCATCCCAATTCGAAGGAAAATCCATTGGAAGATTTATTGTCCACTGTATAGTTTTGGTCTGTCTATCTGCCATATTATTCTCCTATGCACCTGTGTTTGCTGTTAAAACACACTGTTCTTCATTCATATCAATTTCTGTAATGGTAATCTCTTGACACTTCTTAAAATCATCTGAACTTACCCTTGCTTTTCTTTCAGCATGTCGTTCATCTTCTGCAATAATTACCATTGCGTAATCTTGACACCAATCTCTTGCAGGTCGTTCTACTAAATATGCTTTCATGTCGTTATTCTCCTATCTGCATTTGAAAACCTTTCTTTCGTATTTTCTAAAAACAAATCCTTATCAATGCTCCATCCACCACAATGACTCAATATTTCTTTCCTAGCATCTCTAAATTCGTCCAAATGGTTTCTGAAATAATTAACCGCATCGTTTTCGCATTGGAATTCGTCATTATATTCCCAAAAGAAATGTCTTTTATTTGTTGCAAAAAATGAATCTGTATCTAAACAATATGCTATAATCCACGTTGCGTATTTATCTGAAAAATTTTCATTACCTTTTAATTTTTGATACATATTCGCACCTCCAATCTGTTCAAAAGAAAGAAAAAATTCATTTAAGTTTTAGAAGCCATAATCCTGCTCTTCAGGTTCTTTTAATTTCATACCAAGAATACAACCAATTTCATATGCAGCGTTTGATATGCCACAATCATATCCGTCACAAAATACATCGGATTCATTTCCAGAAGATCTCATTTCTGTATATCCACATGCCTTTGGACTATAATTGTTCTTTACCCATCCAATTAATTTATTTTTAATTTCTTTGTCCATTTATTCTCTAACCTCACTTGAAAGAAAAATCCTAATCCAACCACCTATTATCCAAATAGTAGAACCCAAATACTATTCCACCGATTAAAATAACCCAAAAGATCCAGAAAATAATAATTGGAAAATCAGATTCTAACCTTTCTATCGTCTCTTCAATAGTCGAATTATTATAAAAGGATGTATTATCTGGAATAGTTTTATCTCTTAAATCTGTAAAAATTGTTCCTTTATATTCAGTTCCAACACCATAATATTTATATCTTACATGACTTGATTCCTTAATTGTGTCAATATAATCAGTACCAGGTAAATCAATCTTATTGCTTGCAAAATTCACTCCACAGAATGATACTTCTTTGCACTTAATATCTTCACTTCCAACTCTATCCCAAGTCCAATATGTTTCTGTTCTTGTATGAGTTTGTCTTGTCTTCCCACTGCCCGTTGTATATGTAACAGTTCTTGTATGCCTCGTATATCGCTCTTTGACTTTTTCTACATACATATACTCTCCACCAATTTCAGGATATGTAACTGTATCTACTGCTTTCAAATCACCATATACAAACGCATTACCAACATTTGTGTCCATTCCATATTGGAACATTTCTTGACTTTCTATCTTAACAGCTTTGTTATAAATTTCATTTTTATCCATTTGATATTCTGAAATCTTGGAAGAAATCAGAATACCAAACAGAATCATAACTGCAATGATAGAAATACTAGCCAAGATTTCACGTTTTGTTATTTCAAAATCGCCAAAATCAAAACCTTTTCTACCATATCTCATAGACTAATCCTCTTTAAACAAATCCTGTGGAGCATCAACGGGTGCATTGTAATCCAAATACTCATATTCATGTACTTCATATCCAAGCAATCCAAGAAACTGTCTTGTAGGGAACTTTCTCACATATCG